CTATTTGAACAAGGCAAACGAAGACGCTAAAACGCTCGCGCCGGAGCAAGTTTCGGAGGGGCCGCGCGTCTGCGCGTTCCACGAAACTTCCCAACTGTCTAACCACCCGACGCGCGGCCCCTCCGAAACTTGCTCCGGCGCGAGCGTTTTAGCGTCTTCGTTTGCCTTGTTCAAATAGCTCATTGCGCGCTTCCGAAACCAATATTTGCGTCCGAGTATTTAACGGGCTTCGTTGACAAACGACGTATCTTGTCTGCGTCCGGTTTAAATATAAACGCTTTCATACGGCTTCCGTCTGGCGTGCGCTCACCTGTTGAAAGGTACGTATTATCTGACAGCATGACCTTGTACTCGCCGTTGCCTATGGCTTGCAGCATGGCTTCGTCTCGTATGCCCTGCGGATCGACTACGCCGCCGTTCGGGTATTGCGGGGGTTTGCCGTCAACAGACATGGCCGCCCAGTCTTCAACTCCCATGCGGTAGAACGCTTCCTCTATAGTGCTCGCGTCAACGCCCTTTGGTAGCAACGTCATCGCCCCGTTCACGTCCGCTAAAGCCCCGCCGAGTACGTCGTGCACCGCTTGCTTGTACACTTTGTCGTCCCACGTCGTGCTACCCCTCCGCGTAGCCATACGCTCTACGTACAGTGCGCGCGCGGACTCCTGTACCGCTTGGCTTTCGGAAGGCTCAAGTCCTAGCAAAGCTTCCCCTGTTTCACCACGGAAGGTGTCGTTAAGCGATGTGTTATCCGAAGTCGCGCCAACCTGTTTCGCTAAGTCCGGATTATCCTGAATACGCTTGCGGCCACGGGTTATGTCTCCGGCTAAAGTGCGCTCACCCGCTAAATACAAAGACCCTGCATGCGAGAATACATTGTCCTTAACGCCTATCTGTTCGAGTGCGCCTTTAGCTATCTCCGGCCCCATGCTTTGTATGTCGGCGTATAGCTGTATATTTTCATCCACCGTACCATCACTAATGACTTTCTTTATGTAGTCTTCTTCGTCTCTCGTGAACGGCTTCATCGTACCGAGCGGAAGGTTATAGTATTCCGCAACGGCTCGTGCTTGCGCGCCGCGTTTAGAAAAACCTTCTTGAAGTGGCGTTACGACGTGACTGCCGGAACTCATAGCATGTTCCATCGGGTGTGATGCCAACGTCTTTTGCATGTTAGCGAGCATCTTCTTACGGACTTCATTGTCCCCAAACGCCACGCGCGATGGCGCAAGCCCAAAGCTACGGGATATGTTGGCGTGAACCTGTGCCACGGTTAACGGTTGCTTTTTGTTTTTAGGGTCCGCATAAAACACAGGTGCGTTTGCGTCGGCGGTCTGCGGGAGTAAGTCCGCCGCCGACTGATCTTGGTTCGCTGCGTACGCCGTTAAAAACGTCGTTGCAGCCGTTGGCCCCATGAAGTGCGCCATGTACAACTCGGCTTCGTCAACACCTCGGCCAAGGGTGTTTTCCATGATGCGTTTATTTTCTTGCGCCAGCGCTGCGGCTGCGTATGTCTGGACACGAGGGTCGGACCGCAATGCTAAAATCTGCGCATCATCCATCTTCGATATATCTATGCCAACCGTTTCCGCAAACCCCGGCCTCTTAATTGTGTTGAGCCATGTGCTTTCTATAAATTGGTATAAACCAACTGCACTAGAAGTAGGCTTACCATCCGAACCAACAATGCCTGTAGGTGCATTATAATTCACGCCGGGTTCCGGAGCGGCTACGCGCTGTATGGCCGTCGCGTCTGCACCAGCTTTGAACCCTTTGTTTTTTAAAACCTGTGCAACTTCCGGCGAAAGATATGTCCACCCGCCCCACGCTTTCCCGTCTTTATCCCCGAAGGATTGCGGAACGGCATGCGTCATATCGACCTGCAAATACCCGTCGTACTCTGCGATGCCTGTAAACCCTGCATCGACAAGCGCACCTGCGATCTTTGCTTTATCGGCTCCGCTCATGCCGGGCGTAGCGATATTGACGGCGTTACCTGACAGCACCGACCCGCTTGTCGCTGCCGTAAGCGTTAACGGCGCTCCATAAACCTGACCTGCGGCGGTGACTGCATCCACAACATCGGAGCGGACGTTGCGCAGATCAATGTTTTTGTTAGCAACGACAGGCTTAAATTTTTGAGCGTCATCGGCTTTCTTGCTCTTACCTTTTGCGAACTCACTCCCGTACTCCCTGTTGGCTGTCGCTCCAAGATACGAAGCCGGAACACCGGAGCGTTCACTGACTTCGTTTATGTAGTTCGATACCTCAACCGGAAGGTTCGGGTACGCCAACCCCGGATTACCGCTGGCGGCGTTAATACGAGCTTGCAGCTCGGCGGGCGTAAGCCGCCCTTCGGTGCGGATGATCTCTTGGCTCCGCATAAGCCTACCCATCCGGAACTGGATAGACTGATCGGTGGTGCGCTTAGCTGCTTCTTGGGCGGCTTGCAAGTCGGCCACGGGCAAGAGCGAGGTATCCGTATCCATCCGCTTTTCGAGGTCGGTGAGCAGGGCGCGGGCCGTCGTGTTGTTCTGGTCGTTGAACGTCTTGCGCATCGTGCCAAGTGTGTTCATCAACCCTTCGTAGTCGGCTGGCAACATTTCCTTCTGCCAGTCCCTTTGGCCCTCCCCTCCCGCGAGTTCGGCGGCTATAGCATCAATGTCCTCAATAGATTTTACAGTATTTATGCGCCCGTCGAACCTACGCTTGGCACTATCGTACTTCCAAGAATACTTCATGCCCTCGCGCTGCGCAGCCGTCGTGTTCGGCGCAGCATCTATGAGTGCGTCACCTTCTTGGCGGTACCTATCATACTGCGTTGGGTCGGTGTTGATTTTGTTTTGCAGTCCGTTTAACGCGTCGTCTATACGGTTCTTACTGTTATCGGTCTGTGTCTGATACGTGTACTGTGCCGCGCGGGACGATACGTTCGGAAGATCACTTAACAGCGTAGTGCGAACGTCTTGACGCACCCGGTCGTTTTCGATGCCGTTAACGTAGTCGTCAACGTACTCTTGATACCCTGTACGAATACGATCTTGCAGGTCTTCCGCATCCGCACCAACTTTATTGCGTAGGTCAAGCTCCTGCTTGGTCCAATCAAAGTTGGCGAGCGCCACAGCTTTTTCTTCTTTGCGTCTACGCTCGCGCTCACGTTCCTGCACGGCAAACATGTCCTCGGCGGCTTTACCAAGCTGCTGCGCAGAGATTGCGTTCTGCTCCGCTACAGGTGCGCCCATGGCCGCAGGGTCCGTACGGCGCGTTTGCAACGGCGAGTTAACTCGGTTGGATAAAGCACTTACATTTGACGTGTATGGTATCTTAGGCATTATGCGTTACCCCATCCGGCTTGGTCACCCATGTCGTAGGCTTTTGTTAAACCGCTAAGCAGCGTTGTTCCGTACGCTCGCTGTCCGGCACGTTTATAGTTAGAAGCCGCCGTACGTGAACTCTGCGCATCTTCGTCAAGATATAGCATCTGTAATGCACCTTCGCGATTGCGTAACTGGCCTTCGTATTCTACGCGTCTTTCATCCAGTGCCATTTCCAAAGACGTATCTGCCAGCACGTCTAAAGGCGATCCTGATAACTCAAAACCCGAAGTACCATACGCGGCTCGTATGGCGGCAAAAGTACGACGGTTCTCTCGACGCTTATCCTCGGCGGCCAACTCCGCTGTTCTGGCGGCGATCTGCCTATCTTGGTCGGCGATGCGTTTGTTTCTGTCGGCGATCTGCGCATCGCGCGCTGCGGTTGCCGCGCGTACGTTCTGCCCCTCCTGCGCGGCACTCGCGCTACTGAAAGCACTTACAACCGTCAAGGCTATAGGGATCGCCCAAGTCATCCTTTGATCCTCACATACATGGTTTCATCGTCACCATAAATGCCACTCATGCGCATGCGCGCCGCTTCGACCTCAAATCCTAACACTTTCGCCCATCGGTGTCCTGCATCAAATTTGTAGTCAACTAACATTTCAATGCGTTTTGCGGGGTATAACTCGAAAAGCTGCCGGGCCTTCCTCGTGATCTGGTGCATGTAAGGACCGGAATTGGCACCGAGAAAAGCCCAAGCCATCGCACGGTGCGCGTATATCGGGGCTACGCCACCCGCGCCCACGCAGTCTTCCCCATCCCAAAACGACACAGACATGCCTTTTTTAAGAACGTGATTAAACTCGTCTGTCATGAAGTGCGCTTTGTCCACCTCCTCGCCGGGCTGCGGCTTTATCTTGGCTATGTGTTCAAGCGCGCAGGGCTGGTACGTCAGGCGGTTCAAGGACTATCCCCCGTCAATGGTGGTTAACTGGGGCAGTATCGAAACGAGATTAAGCGGCATCGGTATGTCTTTCCGGCGACGGAACGAAACAGACCCGCGCTTCTCATAGCCCGGCTCCATCACTATAGGACCAACTAGCCCCGTGTACAAGGCAATTTCCTCGATCTCGTCCGCTCTACGCGGGTAGTCTTGCTCCAAGGGCGACCACTTAATTTGCCGTTCATCATCGTTCCACGTACCAATCTCGCCGCCATACGACTGCCATACGTTGACCGTAACAGCATTAATACGCTTTTTCTTGCCCTGCGCCGTGCCATCTTGCGCGCCATTCTCAAGACTAGAGGACTCACCTATGCTCTCAAAACCAATTCCTAATATAATATCCGCAGCGGGCAACGGTAAAGTTACCGCACCATTTGTCACAGTCAAGGGGCCTACGGGTAACAAGTCGGCCAAGCCGTATATGTCTTCTCGCCCTTCGAGGTGTTGCAACCCGAACACTACGTCGGTGGGGTCGCCTGAATACCTCAAACCGCTATCAACAAAATGCGCGTCTTCTATGGCCGAACCGAAGTCCCAAAAGGGCATCATCTTCTCGACGTAGCGCACCTCGTTTCCGTCGATATTCCTGCGTATGACCATCCATAAACTATCTTGCAAGTTATCAGGCGCAGGTAGTGTTGCGATACTCTCGACAAAACCGCCGAACTCATGCCTATGCCACCCTACGACGTTTTCGTCTCTGTTGTACGTAAGACCTGCTACCGTGCCGTCAACGCGTAGCATCCATATTATGCTGTATGGTTCGGCTGCGTATGCCATGCGTTTAAACGGTACGGCCCCTATGTGGTTCGCGAGTAGCGACATACTAGGCGATTTAAACCCATCGGCTTCATAGTTATAAGCAAACTCCCTTGCCGTACGCCCACCCCTCTGCACATACACCGCTTGGTTGTCAACCGCTATAACATCTATATCCTCGCTGCCGCGCGATGTAGACGGAACAGCCTTCATGTTGTCGGGCGTGATATTCTTACCCGAACCGTCTACCGTCGATATAAGCCACTCCCTCGATCCTGTCCCACACATAAGACCTTTATCGCCCTCCGCAAGCCACTTAATCCGCGATAGCTTACGGGAGTTAAGGCGGCGGACCGGAGAGTGCGTATCGAGCACCGTGCCATCCGGATCAGTGGGCGTTAAGTTCTCGTACTCTTGGGATACAGAACCAACGATCAAGTCAGGGAAGGCATTAGACCCTCCCATAAACAACCTATCTTGGTGGAACGTCCCGCAGTTCGGGTACCCCGTGGTATCCGACCAATGACCTAACCGCCACTGCGTTACGCTATCAAGTGAAGAAAACGGCTCGCTCTCAAGCGTCGCGACTACCTGCGTAGTGCTGTTTACCGTTTTTATGCGTAATGCACGCCAGATGTTATCGCGCCCGCGAATACGCAACAGCCGACCTACATCTGTACTTTTGAAACCCGTATCATTATTTATTCCAGTCACAGAAGACGCAGTGATTGTAATATCCCGACTATTCTTATCCCGAAGTACAAGACGGCCAAGGGTGGCGGTTATAGCTCCGTTACGCGTCAACGCTAGAATATCTAACTGATAGTATTTATACGCGGTTGTGTTGTCTACGTTAAAGAACAGCGACTTGTTATTGTCGTACAGGACGTATGCGTTCTGTTTATCTAATACCGTCCACGTCACCGCGTCGTTACTACCGACTAACTGGAAAGTGTGGGGCGCGTAGTCTTTTGCGAGATACGATGCGTCTGTGTTTCTAAGACCTACAAATATACTGTAACCGTCACACACAAACGCCGTAGGTGCTTCTATACGTAAAGCCCCCGTTTGCGTAGTGCTACTCGCTTGCCACCACGTCGAATTCGACGAGCTATCAAAAGCTTTATACGCTTCAAACCCTGCGGCTTCGCTGCTTCCCGTCGCAACATACCCCGCAGGTAGCGTGTTCGATGTCATGTCTGGTATGGCATTACCCGTTGACCCTAACGTCAACGTCGTACTCGTGTCGTTCGTATCCATGTACGGGCCGTCAAGAAAATCAACCTTCTCGAACTCCCACATGTACGTATCTTTACGCTTTAGTTTTTGCGTAGCTACGTTCGGGTGGAATAAGTATATGATGTCAAGAGACTGCAAGTCTCGTATCTTATCTAAATCCTCCTCAAGATATGGGGAGTCTATAGCGTATACTAACCCTACGGTTATGGCGGTGTCTAACGGTTCGGACGGGTACACCCAGTCTATAGTATAGTCGTCACCTGTTTTCGCCGAGATCGTCGCCGCTTCACCGTTCAAGTTGTAATGGTCGGCGAAGCCGCCTAACACAACCTGATCCCCCACACCCGCCCCGAGCGCTGTTAGCGCGGGCGAGTTAAAAGTGAAGGGCGACGTTCCCGTCCCCGTGGCCGCGACAGGTGTGCGTATAAGCAGCCCGCCCTCTTCCGTAAAGAAGCGAAGGCGGCCATCGGTGAACTCCAACATGTAGCTCTGCCCTTGCTCTTCCGAGAAAGCAAAAGGGATCAGGACGCTCTTTGTTTCGGAGCTATAAGCCCGCGCGACAAACCCCGTTCCCGACCGACAAATGCTCGGACCTTGAGGGGCTGCTACTGTGTTGTACAGCAAACGGCAGGATGACGGGTACCTGTCAAGGTCCGTCCGGCCCTCCATCATCGGTGAGAACTCGCCCGCGTTAAACGAGCGTATGATCGGGCTTACCTTAGCCATCGCGACCCATGACCCAAGTGTATGCGTCGTCGTTACCGTTCATGTCTTCCGGCCCGATTATGAAAGCGTTTGCCCGCGCCGCGTCTATAACCGCGTCTCGATACAGATTGACTGCAAACTCTTTCTTAGCGTTACTCTGCGTAACATATTCAACACTCTCTACGGCCACGGCGCACGCCAACACCTCTGTAAACAAAACGTCAAAGTCGGCTTCAACCACGTTTTTGATGTAGTTTATCTTAAGCTCGTTGTAGTTGCTGTATATGTATTTTCCGCGCTGCTCCCACTCCGTCTCGTTCGTTCGTAACGGTCGCAAGCAGTCGTTTGGCACACGATACTTGTACGGCTTATCAACGCCCGTGAGTATATCTTCTTGTGTTAGTTGATAGTTCTTTTCCGTAGCAAATACCCACCGACGCTTCGCTAACTCACGTCTACGCCAGTGCGGATAGTTCGTCGCCATAAACGCCTCTAACGGCGTGACGGCTGGGTCGATACGACTAACGCGGGACGATGAAATCTTAGACAGTCCAAGGTTCATGTGTTGAACATCTGTAAGCATATCACCGACCCGCGTTAATGTATAGTGTTTGTACTCTTACGATTACTCGTAAGTGTACGCGATAAAGCCTTCTAGCGTCGCGCCGAGCGGGATGGTGCCGCCCGTTACCGTCGTGAACACGCGAACACCGGCTTTCGAGAAGATGTCGAAGCTAAGGCCCGCGCCGATCTTCTGCGTGGCCGCAGCCGACACATCAATCGCCGAACCAAAAGCGTCGTCATCCTCCGCTTCATCCGTTACGCCCGACGAGTTCATGTACGCAGAACACGGGACGCACCGAACGCGGAAGGTAGCAAACGCGACAGCTCCGGAATAACCCGGATTTGACCGGGCGGAAGATCGCACAGGTCAATCGTCGTGTTAGCGTCTCCGGCCACGGTTGTCGCTGGCAGGTTGAAATACTGGAAACGCACCTTGGTGTGGTCGTTTTGCGGCGAGCCACGGTAGTCGTCACCCAGTTCCGTTGATTTAAAAGCTTCTACAGCCATTTTCGTGGTTCCTTCTGTTAAATTAAAACAAAGTCGGTGAGGGGCTTACGCCCCTACACCCTATTCTTTACACTCGACTTGGAACACCTTGTCTTCATCCAGACGCGTTGCCGCTTCGGTCATCGTACCGTGGATTTGCTTGATGTTGTTTTTGTCGGGGCGGTTATTGATCGTGATGACCAAAGAGTCCCACGTACCGTAGTGCTTGCCGTCCGGCACCCAAACAGGACATTGACGGATCAATGTGCCGCTCGTGTACTGCGGGATGGACTTGCCGTCACCCGTGCCGTTATCTTCGTACGGGATGAACTTAAAGCCCATGAACTCGGACACTTCACCGTCAACCAACGGCTTAACCGCGTTGTAGTCGGACGAACCAACGGCCACTTCGCCAAGCAAGTCGTCAACTTCTTCCGCCGAAACCGCGAAGAGTGGTTTAGACATGCGAAGATCGACGTGACGCTTTTTGATAAGCTTACGAACCGAGCGCAGTTTGGCAACGGTAAGGCCCGTGCCGCCGTGTACAACTTGGTTCGCCGCTTTGAACGTCGTGCTAGTCGTGCCGTCCTTGCCCGTCTTCGCTGTAGCAAAGAACGAAGCCATGATAAGCTCGTCTTGCTTGCGCGCAGCGGCTTCACGGAAACGCTCAACGTACGGAGACGTTGGGTCGTAAATCATCTTGAGCAAGTCAAGACGGTCAACGAGAACCGCACAGTCGTATTCACGACCCGTGATCCAGCGTTGCGTGTGTTCGAGTTGCGTCAACTTCGTGTCGCTGTATGGCGTATCGCGTTCGATAAACTCTACAGGACCGATAAAGTTGACAACTTGTGCCTTCTCACCGCGATACGATGCGCGTGAAACGTAGCCCGTCAACAGACCACCTTTCTTGACCAGCGCGGCTTGCACGTTGGCCGTGTACATCTTTACGTGATGTTCGGGAACAGAATAAGTTCCGAGTGTTTCGCTCATAGGAAATAACCCCTTGTTAAGTTATGTTTCGTTAAATCACTGTCCGGCAATCTTAACGAAGGGGTGTTCGCGTCATACGGCCCTTCACGAGTGAAGATAGTAAAAAGGGAGCCGAACTAGTGGCTCCCTTTCGTTTTAACCCATTCATGTACAAGCTGTCAACTACCTATCCTGCTTTGGCAAACAGTTTTTGCATAGTCTCTACCGCCGTCTTGTGCTCGGGGTGCGTAGCGTCCGTGTACTTCTTCTGGAACTCTGCGTCGGCTTGCAACGTATTGATACGCGACTGCGCAGCCTGCGGTGTCATAGTATTCGGGTCGTTCGGGTCTGTTGATTGTGACGCGCCTTGGAAAGACCCTTCGCCCATCTTTTTGCCGATAACTGCGAGCAATTCAACGATAGCCGCACTCCCTATGTTAGCTTCGATCTTCTCTACCAGATCGTTCGCTATACCTAACGCATGTACAGCCTTGTTACCCGCGACACGGTTAGCTTCCAAGTCCGAACCCCAACGCTTCGTCAAGTCGGCCATGGCCTGATCGTTGGCCGCCTGTTGCGCGGCTTGCTGCGCAGCGTTGAAAGCCGTAACGCCTTCGTTGTACATATCGTACGCTTTTTGCGCACGTGCTGGTGGCACACCTAGCTCAAAGAAAACTTTCTTTGCTAAGGCATCCAACTCGGCTTCTGTTTGAACGCCTTCCGCAGGCTTCAACTCGTACGCATCCGCGTTCTCCGGTCGTCCCATCAACTTATGGATCGTTGCTTCTTGTTCCGGCGTAGCCTTACCCGCAACGAACGCTTCGATGTCTGGCGTAAGTTTATTGAGCTTGTTCGCGTTCCATGCAGCGCGTAGAGCTTCTTCCGGGTTCGCATACTTTTTCTCTTCTGCGTATGCTCTAATCGGCTCTTCTTGAATACCGCTCCACCAAGGTTTCGCGTTTTCGCCCTCTCCGATACTGTACACGCCTTCGGCTTTGGACCACGGTGTCTCGAACCCTTGGGCCGCGCCTTGTGCTGCTGCGCCCGGTTCGGGGGCAGCAGGTGTTCCCGTTTGCGGGGCTGCTACTTCTGACATTTTATTTCTCCTGTTTTGTTACGGCATCGGTGTACATTTTAAGGATCGTATCAAAATCCAATGCCGAAAAGTCTTTGATACGATAAAACACTTCGCGTCTGCCCTCTTTCATGAAAGACAGACGATCTGCGTGCGCACCCTCGCGCGGGTCGAAAGTATTAGACCGTGCGCGGCAAAACCACATCAAGTCGGCCAATACAATGTCGATATCGCCTTGTGTGCGCTCTCCGGCTGTGAACACGTTGGCGTATGCCAACTTTCTACGTCGCATATACGCGACGGTCGCATCCTCTACCACTTCGCCTTCTCTCTCAAGCTCCGCTGCGTAGCGTTCTACGTCTTGAGGGTCGAAGTCATCTATGTCGGATTCTATAAAACTGCCTTCACTCATCCTGCACCTTGGAGTTCCGCTGCGGCTTTAACCGCTCCCGCTATACCCCCGGCGTTTTCAAGAACTTGCGAAGCTTCTTCATCCTCCGCACGTCCTTGTCTTTCTTGGTTCATCGTCTCTTCATCTTTCATCCAACGCGACGGCGTGGCTTGATAGTCCGCAATTTCCGGTATTGCAGTATCAAAGTTGAAGTGATCGAGGTGACGTTTATCACCCGTAGCATTGACCAGCTCGATAGCCATCTGCACCGTGCGATTGAATCCGCCGATCTCCTCGGCGTGCATGGCTTTCGCCATTGGCGACGTATAAACGACCTGATACTCGCCTTCCGCTTCTATAAGCTCTGGCGGCATTTGAAGGCCCGGCATGTTCGGCCCCGTAGCGATCTTACCCATTTCAATGAGCAAGTCGATCTCGCGTTCAATGCCCGGACCAAGAAACTCGGTTTGCAGCGCACCCATCGTGGGCGCGAGAAGGGTCATGCGCTCGGCCACGCGCTCGTACACTTCGGCGGCAGTCATTTCCGGCGTTTCCATCAATATCTGGAAGAGCGTGACAAACAAACTATCGTTGATGTCTTTACGCTCTTCTGCAAGTAGTTCGCTGGCGATGTTAAAGTTGCCGGGGTCAAGCGTCTGAATAAGCTTACGCCCCTGCCTGTCTACGCCGCCGTAGTTGGCCGCACCGGGCCGCAGATCGACAGGACCGTTCAATATCCCGTCGTCGTGTACGAGCAGTACCGGATCGGCTGCGCGCTGTCCCTGTCGAAGAATAGTTTTCTTCATCGCGCTGGCGGAACCGAGTGCGGGGATCGCGCGCGTAACGGGCGAAAAACCATAAGCGTCACCCGGCTCTGTCTCGGTGCGCGGCGTAAGGTAGGGCATGGACCGGAAGCCCTCTTCTTCTCCTACGTAAACCTTGTCGGCCACGGAGAGGTAGCTCGCGCAGATTGGGTGGCGGCGCGCGTCTAGGGCTTCCGGGTCCATGTCTGTGCGCGGGTGTACAACGTGGACGAACTCGAAGTACTTATCGTCGGACGGTGTACTCGCTCTCGCTATGTCAGCGAAACACGGTGGTACTTGCGCACGGGGGAACTTTTGCTTGAACTGCCTGTAGTTCAAATAGAAACGACGGAAGACCGTATCGACTTCGCCCTCGTCGTTTAAGAATATAAACACATCACGCAGCGGACACGCCTTGTACAAGAAACTTAAATTGGACGATAGTGCGTTCGGTGTGCGTTGGCCCAAGAACATCGGACCCGTACCATACACGCCGAGCTGCGTGTATGTCTCTAACGCAGAACGCCTAAAGTTCGCACGGTACTGGTACCGAAACGAAAACAGCATACGGTTCAACTCTTCGTAGTATTCACGAACCCGACGCTTGCGCATTAGCGCACGGTCGTCTGCCATGATGTTGTGCCATACGCTCTGATACGGCGTAGCCATGCGCTCAAGAACTGCAACATACTTCGGTAACGCTAGCGCGCCTGTACTGTCGTATGCAACGCGACGCACCTGCGGCGCGCCCGGCGCGTTAGGTTGTGGCGGCCCGTCGTTCTGCCACGCGCTATAGTGACGTGGTAGAACGTACTGCGCAGCAAGCCGCCAGTCCGCTTCGTGCATGCTGCGCATGTTCTTGGCGAGCTGGTACCGAAGTAAAACGTCTTCTGCGTTTGGACGTGCCATTAGGTTGACTGGCTCCCGCCGAGGAAACGTACGGCACTTGATGCCGCTGTGGTCCCGGATTGTGTTAAGAAGGATGAAGCCCTACCCGGACGGCGCGGCGTGTTCTGCTTGCGGTTCTCGTCGGCCAAGGCTGCGGTTTCGGCATCGCTACGACCGGGTGGCGGCGGCAGCGGGTCGGGTTCGCGTATCGGGGCTTGCTGCACCTTCGGAACGTCTGGCCCTGTAAACACGCTCGTGATGGACTTAAAAACCTTCTTGTGATACTCAATCGCGCACGACCCTGTTTCGCGATACCGCTCTGCCAGCTTAAAAATATCCATCACGGACCCCCTACACTAAACTCGTCATATTGTGTTATCGCACTTCGTGTTCTGTTGCCGCCAGCCGATAGGTGCCGATCTCTGCGCGCGACGCGCACGGCGAAAGTCAAGGCAAGTGTATCAGCTTCGTCCGGGGAATCCAAGCCCCGTTTTTTCATGTCCTCTTTGGCTTCGAGCTTAATACGTTGCTCGTGCCTGTCAAGCGTATACAGTATCGTCGTCAACTCTTTAAACAGCGTACCGTCTTCGCGTATACAGCCCTCTTCATGTAACCAGTCGCGCATAGTGGCCCAGTATTCCGCACGTCTATTGACGTAGAACTCCGGTTGCGTGGCCGCCGCGCCGGGGTGGACTTCTGTTACGCGGTATCCCTTGTCTCGCATGATGTCGATCACGCCCGCCCCTACGCCCGTGCCTTCTATAACGATAGCGTCCGGCTTGTGTATGTCGGCCTGCGCCATCGCTATATTCGCAAGTTCAACTGTGCTCTTACCTTTAAATTTCATAAGAGGTAGCGTTCGCGCGTTGCGCCCTTGCCTAAAGCCTATACAGGAACTATCGTTACCGAAACGTGCAACATCGACCGCCATAATCAATCCGGCCATGCGGTCTTCGTAGAGTTCTCTTTCCATTGCTCCGCTTGCAACGTCCGTACTAATAAAGCCGTTATAGCTTTGCGCGGGAAACAAACCTCGTACGCGCACTTTGATCTCGTCGCTATCCTCGCCATATTTAGCAATAAGCTTCTCTACTGCGTTCCGGTTCGTATGCGATACCTCACGGCTGTCAACGTG